TGAGATCGTTCAAAATGAAGGGCTCCAGACTGTTATGGAAATTGCAATGTCTTACTCTGGAATAAACAATCAATTATTTGAGATAATAATCCAAATCTTTAAGAAGAATCAAATCGGTGGTGTCCGAGAGATAATAATTCTCTTAATAAAGGCAAGAGTCTTATTTAACATTGTTGAGGAAATATGTAGGATAATGGGTAAATCAGACTCTCGTGAAATCTTAACGAAGGGCAAAGACAAAAGGTTGATGATGAGGTCTGATTACGAGGAGGTTCTATCATCATTTGACAAAGGAACACCTGTTCAGATAATAAAAGAGTCGTTTGACATGACGACCTGGGCGCAGAAGTTCATACCTACTATCTTTATACCACTGTATGAACATCACTTCAAAGAATTTCCTGGAATGTCTTCCTTTGCAAGATTCCTATTCCTTTCACACTCAAACAAAAAGATGGAGTACCCGAAAGGTTTGATTGAACAATGGATCAAGCATCCAACATTCAAACATGACAGTTCAAATGTTCAAAAGAATAAGGAGCAATTCATGAAAGATGGGAATCCATTTTTTGTAAACCACTCAAACATGTGTCAAGGTATACCACATTACAATTCAACAATCTTAGCACTTTCCTGCCTTAGTTTACGAGACTCTCTATTTGCCTCATGTTTGAAACTGCTTGGCAGAACCAAGTCAATCTCTTGGAAGACTAGAGTCGGATCAGACGACAAAGGAACTATAATTGGGCTTGACAGACTAAAATCTGATTCTTACTTTCAATATATGCTTTTGGGACAGTGTGAGAGAGCTTCTGAAAGACTCCACTCAATGGAACTCTCTGTCAAATCTGCGAGCGGTCATCTCATGTATGAGTTGAACTCAGCATTTATGGCTAATCTCGAGACCTTATCACCCACCATAAAATTTGCTTGTGCATCAACAGATACAATCGGTACAACATCATGCACTTCATTTGTCAATGAATCTTACTCAAGAATAAGACAGATGAGAGAAAACGGCTGCAGTTCAATCATTTGCTCTTTCGCCCATTCCCTGAACGCAGACCATTTTTACAAAGTGTTTTCAACTGGGTTTGGTCAAGAAAATGATGTGTCTAAAATCTTCAAATTGCCCCCATCTGAAGTGCCGTATGACTTTGGCATCTATCCTACCTATGATATTGATCTCCAAGACTTAATCGGCCCAGAATATCACAACTACAGAATTGTTCTCCAAAATCCCACATCAGATGTTGTTAAGCTTTTATATACTGAGATAAACAGACCTCAAAACGATGAGTTGTTTCCTTCTGATGAACAGCCTTTGCTAAAGAAAGATCATTTCGGTATACACCAAGGCCTAGTAAGACAATTGGCAAACATGAGACAGAGACTTAATGCTGACCCTGAGAAAGTCGAGGAGTTTTTCCAATCCAATCCATTTTTAATGATACGAGGTCCTGAAACACTCGAAGAGACTAAATACACGATCCTTTCTAAACTTTTCACAAAGGGTGCTTCAGAATCTCTTAGAAGGACATCTCCTGCTATATATATTGGAAGGTTGTCTGCTTTCAAGACTTCTAGCTCTTGGACTGCACCATATGAGAATCAAAGGATTGTAAACCTTTCAACAGGCGAAATAGAGTTTCAGGACACATATATTAAGACCACTTATTCAGATTTTTTGTCAAAGTCTTTGATTCAGGCATCATTCTCTCAAGTTGACATCAAATCGATGGTTAAAATAATATTCCCTCAATGGAAATCATATGATGTAATATCGACATTCGTGGGGAAGTTTGGTGCTGTTAAGACATCAAACAAGCATTATTCACAAGCAGTCAAGACATGGACGGTGAACAATTTTAACTACGAGTTTAATTCCAGTTTAAAATCAATCCTAGAAACTAGTTTTGGGAAATCACAAGAGGCTACTGAAGAGGATGTTGCTGAATTTAAAAGAATGATGTCACTCAAACTTGAGAATTTGGAGCAGTTTACTGAAGAATGCAAACAGAAAGGTCTCAGGCCTTTAGATGTTTTTTACTACATGACTAAAATATATAAGTCTTCAAGAAGCTCTAAGGTTCAGACATTTGCGAATGGTCCATCAACCAGTGGTTTACACATGACAGCTTTGGCGATCAAAAGATACAATCACATGCCAGGTGCTTCAGTTTACATTGATATTGG